GCTCATGTTCCAGACTCCGGACAGGTAAGGAGAATAACTCTGCCGGCAGCGAAGGTCATTAAGCACGACAAAACTTCGAATTTTCAAAACGCTTGGTCTGCAAGACAATATGGGAGCCCTACCAACCCACAAGTTGGTCATGGCCAGCTTAATTTCCCAACAGACAAAGCAAACCAGAGCAGAGTTGTGATGCAGACAAAATATTTGCCTGTCCCTGTTTATGTAAAAGTTATGTATTCCTTGAAGATTAGAACAGAGTATGTTCAGCAAATGAATGATGTCTTTCAGCCCTTCGTTACGAGAACAGGACAAATGAATAGTTTCTTTATCTCTCACGAAGGACACCGATATGAAGGATTCATTGAGGGTTCTTTCGGTCAGACAAATAACATTGCTGAATTGGGCGAAGACGAGAAAAGCTATGAGACGAATATTGATCTTAAGATACTTGGATATTTGATGGGTGAGGGCCCTAACGATGAGAAGCCAAAGGTTTCTGTTGAAGAAAATGTTGTCGAAGTAAAGATCCCCAAAGAGAAGGTTATTGTTGGAGACATCAATACCTATCTTAAGAAGAATGCTGAGGGCAAAGGTTTTTACCGCGAGTAAAAGGATTTTGCCTCCCTACAGTACTATTTATTAAGTGAAAATGCTGTAATCACAGAAGTTAAGGAGACGCATATAATGGCTGACGCTAAAAAGTTTAGATTTGTATCACCAGGAATTTTCCTGAATGAGATTGATGAATCGTTCCTACCCGCACAACCTACAATACCTGGTCCGGTAATCATTGGTCGAGCAGAAAAGGGTCCGGGCATGATTCCCGTAAAGGTTAATACCTGGTCGGAGTTTGTTGATATCTTCGGATATCCAATGGCCGGTAACGGCGCGTCCGATGATGTTTGGAGAGATGGTAACTATTCTTCTCCAACTTATGGCGCATATGCTGCGCAGGCTTATCTCGCATCCGATGTCGGTCCTGTAACATATGTCCGTCTCATGGGAACTCAGCATGCAAACCCAACAACCGATACCGGCGAAGCCGGCTGGACAACCACCAACACTCCAAACACGACTTTTGGCGACAACGGGGGCCCATGGGGTCTGTTTGTTTTCCCATCTTCGAGTTCTGATGAATCCTTGACTGGCTCACTGGCTGCCGTTTGGTATATGCAAGATGGCATCCCTGCGCTCTCCGGTACCGCACCCACTGGTGGAACCTCCGGTGTAGCGCGCCAAGGCGCGGGACAGGTTATACAATCAGACGCTAGCGGTCAATTCAAAGTCAAGATTCTTCGAGACAGCAACACTACTATAGATGAAGATATAACTTTCAGCCTTGATCCAAATAGCGATAAGTTTATCCGCAAGATGTTCAACACCAGCCCAATAAAAGCTAATCAGGCTTCGGATGTTAAAGATGATTCTTCTAAATATTACTGGCTTGGGGAGACATACGAAAGACACCTTGTAGAGAATTCTCTTGTTGGCGCCGCTGTTCGCCATGGCGTGATCATGTCCATCACTTCCGGATCTTCTAACGACGGCGCGCATGAATGCAAAATGCCTTATCGAGATGCTCACTCTGGGTGGTTCTTCTCTCAGAATACTTCCGCAGACACCAGCAGCTATGATTATAATTCTATGCAGAAGCTGTTCAAGTTTGTTGGTATTAATGGCTATGGTGAGTGGCTGCAAAACAATATTAAAATTTCAATCGCAAACATAAAAGCTCCGTCCAATGATAATGTTAAGTATGGTACTTTCGATGTTATCTTGCGCAAAGCATATGATAACGATTTGGCTACTGTTGTTGTAGAACAGTTCTCAAATTGTACTCTTGATGCTTCATCGCCAGACTATGTTGGCCTTCAGATCGGAACTATAGCGCGCAACTGGGATCAGGAGGAAAATCGCTTCCGTGAGAATGGCGACTACCCAAATCGTTCCAAATATATTCGAGTCGTGTTGCACGATGATGTGTCCTATGGTTATGCAGACCCATCCCTGCTTCCGTTCGGTGTCTATGGTCCTCCAAGATATAGGGATTTCGCCTTTATCAGTGGTTCCACCATAACCTCCGAGTTGCCCGCGACTGCACCAGAGAGCCATGCGTACACCTCACCGGCTAAGGCATATGCTCGGTTCAACACCGTAGGCCCAGATGCATCCCCCACTCACGGCTATGGCGGTATCACTACCACCTTTATAAGTTGGTGGGGCGACAGAGACTATGGCCACGGGGCACAGGACTTCCGTCTAGACTTCCCTGATGTTGGTATCCGAAGCACAGATATTCAAGATGGTGCCGTTTGCACAAAGAATGCGTACTTTGGTCTTCATACTGGAAAAACAGGTTCTTCAACGGTGTTCGACGCCGGCTATTCCGATTATCTGAGAACTAAAGGCGAGGGGCTCCAATCTGCTTGGACCGACACTTATGGAGCAACTAGCTATGGAGCCTATTTGGATCCTCAGTGGGTATTCTCTCTCGATGAAATCCTCGTGACGAGCGGATCCGCTTACGGAACTGGCGCGCCGTCAAAAATGCTCGCTAGTGCGCACTGGCAGTCTGGCTCTTATAAGGCAGGAACATCTTGGAATGCATCTTCGATATCGGGGCTGGGCGCCGCAAGGTACCAGAACATTCTTGATTCTAAGATCAATAGGTTCACTGCGCCTATGTTCGGCGGCTTTGATGGGCTGGATATCGTGGAGAGAGATCCTTTCCGGAACAGCAGAATTGAAGATACTGAGACAGAAGTTGGAAACTATACTTATCACACGGTCAAGCGAGCAATCAACACAGTCGCCGATGCAGAAGTCGTCGAGTGTAATGCAATCAGTATGCCTGGCCTCACAAACGAGGGCTTGACCAAATATCTGATTGATGTTTGCCAAGAGCGAGCAGACGCCATCGGCATCATCGATGTGAAGAACGGGTACAAGCCGCGGCATGAGTCAAATAACTCTGCTGCGGACCGCAAGGGCAATACAAACACTGTCCTTTCTAGCATGAAAGATCGTAATCTGAACAATAGCTATGGCTGTGCTTATTATCCGTGGGTTACCATCCGCGACGATAACACTAACACTTATGTCAAGGTACCGCCTTCAGTCGTCGCTTTGGGGACATTTGCTAACACAGAAAGGATGGCTGATGTATGGTTCGCCCCTGCCGGATTCCAGCGTGGCGGACTTTCACAAGGCGCCGCAGGTGTGAATGTTGTAGGCGTTGAGACTAAGTTGACATCAACAAATCGCGACGATCTATATGAAATCAACATCAATCCTATCGCTAGCTTCCCAGCAGAAGGTATCGTTGTCTTTGGACAGAAAACCTTGCAAGCTACTCGATCAGCGCTTGATCGTATCAATGTTCGCCGGCTCTTACTGTATGTTAAGAAGGGTATCTCTCAGATCTCATCTACAACGCTCTTCCAGCCCAATGTCGAGGAGACTTGGAATGGGTTTAAAGTGAGAGCAGATGAGTTCTTGGCGGATGTTCAAGTGCGGTTCGGCATTGACGAATACAAAGTCGTTCTCGACGGAACAACAACCACGCCTGATTTGATTGATCAAAACATCATGTATGCTAAGATCTTCATTAAGCCAACTAGAGCTATCGAGTTCATCGCAGTTGACTTTATCATCACAAGGTCGGGAGCATCGTTCGAGGACTAACAAAATTAAGGGGGCTTTTCTGTCCCCGACACTATTTATTAATAGACTGAGGAGAAAAACTAACAATGGCAGCAGCAACATCAAATTTTTGGGCAAATGCATCAGCGACAAGCGATCCTAAAAGAGCTTTTAGATTTAAAGTTACGATGACCAATACGGGCATGCTTTGGTATGCCAAGAAAATTAACAGGCCGACTTTTACCCTCACAGAAGCAAAACACGATTTTATGAATCATAGCTTTTATTGGCCATCACGAACAGAGTGGAATGAAGTTAGTATGACCCTCGTTGATCCTATGGAGCCTGATATGGCGAGCACCCTGTCTGAATTTATAAAAGTAGGTAAATGGGCATTACCATCTACCCCTACGGCCAAGATGACCTCTCCCTCCAAGAAGGCAATGCAAGACGCGATTGGTAGTGTTCAAATTACTCTTATAGACGAAGATGGCGAGGCGAAAGAGAAGTGGACGCTAATGAACGCTTGGATCAAAGAGATAGAATTTAGCGAGCTTGATTACAGCAGTGACGACCTTACCGAGATAACAGTGAAATTGCGTTATGACTGGGCCCAACTTGAAGCAGGCAGCAAGACCTACTTCTCTACCGGCGTATAATCATAACAATAAATTGTCTATTATTTGATACCATCTCCTATTTATAGAAGACAAGGGAGATAATTTAATGGCTTTTTGGACATTACTCAGTGCACAACCCAAATCTAAACACCTTTTTAAGGTTACGATGGGGGGTGAATTTGTATACTGGGCGAAATCTGTTAGCAGGCCCAACATTTCTTTGATGGCGCTGGATCAAGATAAGAGAACGGTACCAGGAGCATCAACTTTTATATCTGTTCCGAAGCCCATAACCAAGAATGATTTTAAATTTGAACCTGTAGAAATTGTATTTGTTGATATGGAATCCCACGGTGATGATCCAACACTTAAACTCTTGACGATGCTCGATATAGCCGGCTTCGGCAAGCTTGCGCAAGGCAACTCAGCAAGAGACTTTAGCAACAAATTAAAAAGCGCGGTGGGAACTCTGAGGATAGACCAAATCGGCGCTGATTCAGGGAAGGTTATAGAGTCCTGGACACTAAA